GCTCTTCCGATCTCCAGCATCCGATTAACTCCGAGGGGAACAAAGTTAGTCCCAACTAACCAACCCGCTCAAAAAGAGGACAGCCGAAGCCATCCTCTCACACCTCATTAATGAGGTCTACTGAAATCATATCCTAAGAATGGGATATCAAAATTCAGATACATTTTGGCGGAACTAAATGAGATAGCATTCATGTCAGCACCATAAATGAATATCTTACCATTAGATGCAATAGTAGCCTTGCAAGTAATAGCCGCACCTGTACTGCTCACACCACCTTCCTGTACTGCTAGTGTGAACAGATAACTTGTTGACGGTCTGAACACTTCCGGAACGGTACATATCTCAACCCACCGTCCTGTGTTATTAACAGGAGTAAAAGTACCAAACAGCCTAATAAGCATTCTATCTGTACCATAATTAACAAAGCATCCTGCCGCGTCTGGTACAAACTGTGACTTGAATGTAAACCCACTAACCACATTAGCACCCGGAACGTGTTCAAAATATCTACCAATATCCATGTTTTCACCTACTGACAAAATGTGCAAGAACCATTGTGCAAGAATAGGTGCGTATTCTTCCGTGTAATGTAAGTTTGGTGTTTCCTGAAAGCACCACGCTGTAGTGGTAGCATCTGACACGTTAATAATAGGTGCTTTCCCGAACCCGTCAATATAGTTCCATCCATATTTCACACAATAGGTGCTATACAGTCGCCAATATGCAATCTGAGGAATAATCCAATTATCTGGCATATTTCTTTTGTTTTTGTACGTACTCACAAGATACACCTGTGCTTTTGGGTTGATAGATTCTGCATGGGCACGAATTTTGTCAAGGCTTGTTGTCACATCCGAAAGTGAACGCTGTTTGGCAATATCATTAATGCCACACCAGATGAACAGAATATCAAATTTTGTGGTAATACTCTCAAACCTCACAGCCTGCTGTTCAAGTGTTTCACCTGCTACTGCGTGGTTAGTTACTGTCATATTAATGTTAGCAACGAGTTTTCTGAACTCAGTCACCCATTCACATTTTTTAGGGTCTGATAAGCTATCTCCTAAAATCAATAATGACTTGTTCTGTAATGTATTGAGATAACTTACCGCCCCATATGTGGATTCTATAATCTCACTGAACGTACCGTCAGCTCTATACCTGTCCATTATGTCGATAACGTCAGTCTGTACAAGTTGTGGTATTTTATCTACTTTTTTCGTGTAATCCTCAATAAAAGTATTAACTTTTCCGTCTTGTGCTTCAATCTTTTGTGTTATGTCGGTTGTGAAATCATTATATCCAGTTAATAAGTCTTTCATGGTACTAATCAACCAGTCAAGATTCATTTCATGAAAATTGGTGAATGGAAACTTATTCCAAAATGCCATAATTATGCCCCCTTTTAATAAACGCTCAAACAGAACCTATCTCTGAAATCAAACACAATTTTGTTGATAACATTCATTTCAGCAACCATATTTAACCTACTAGCAGAATCAAAAAATTTACTATAATCTGTGAATGTTTTTGTCTGATTTCTGCTTATATCATCGGCAACTGTTTCGTTATCAGTCAGATTAATATTATTTGTGTCTGTAGAATCTTCTACCGTGATAGATTTATCTTTTGGTTTTGCACCACTCTCATTGAAACCGTAAACAGAATTGTCAGTCGTAGCATTACCATTATGCTGAACGGTAGTATTTCCACCACGGTCTAACGTTCTGGTACTTGATTTTCCATCTTTTCCCGTCAGCACTTCTTGCGAACTGCCTAATAAAATGTTACTCACATCAACCTCTACAGCCTGTTGTGCGGAATAGTATGCTTTCCACACACTTGTCTGGTTGTCAGCCCAACTTTTTACAATCTTTTTGAAGAATGTGGGGTTAGGCAATGTGACTTCCAATTCACCACACTCATACACAAGCAAATCTTCCAAACGTTCTAGCATATTCATTGCTGTTGTTTCGGTCTTGAACAACGCTATGAATGCGTCAAGAAACGTATTGTCAATGATATTTTTATCCCAGTTTAACAACCCGACTACAGATACATAAGCACTCACATCATCACCTCATTTCGTAAAGTCTGCCCACACTATAATAGCAACAGCAACCAGAAAAGCAATCGTTATCTTAATCATTTTCCCTATCTTTCCTCCAATCAACCCACACAGCACTACCCAGTTTGTCACCAAACATAGCATTAATCTTTCTACAATTTTTCTGCAATTCTTCGAGCCACAAGTCGCATTTGCTTTGTGTTTCGAAATTGTTACTTTCAGCTTCAACAGTAATCAATCGTTCTTTCTTGTCTGACCTCACGTTTGGAATACCAACGTCATTACAGAACATTTCTTCCCATCTTCTTAACGCGTCCTGCAAATCTGGTGCAATAAAATTTTCTTTCAACTTATTTGCAAAAGTTGACCACGGTTCAGTAGTATTTCCCATAGCATCTCTACGTCTGAGATTATTGCCATAATATACCGCGGTATTTCCTGCCATTATTTCATCAAATGTTTTCTTTAATGTTTCGGCTTGTACTTTTCCGTCAACACCAAACATATAAGCTAACTTACTGTTTGCAATATTAATCATACAAGTTTCCGCTGTGAGTGCCATGTTATCCGCATAATAAGAGCATATATCCATAGCACCGCCCCAGTCTGGTTGTAATCTTAAAATAACACAATCTTTATTTATGGTTCTTATGTTAATACCCGATAACAACGGGTTTGAGATATTAACATGTGTTGGTTGATAAAAGATATTGTAACCTTGTATACCACACGCTTGCGGAATCACACCATATTTGTCAGTATGAAAAACGCATAGAAAACCCCAACAATACAGAGTATACAGAAAATAATTTTTGTCCCATTCTTCCGGTAAATCCCACTTGAATACCGACATACATTTCTGCAAAAGATACCTCAGAAAATAGGAATATAACTGAGTGTTCTTGCAATGTAATGTAGAAGGGGAATAACTGGAAGTATACAAGTTAATCATATCATAACTAACAGGTACATTCGTGCTAAAAACATTCATCATATCACCCCTTTAAGAAATAATCAAGCCACTGTCTTGTATACTCAACTCTTCGTGGCTGTTCCACTACAGCTGGACGCAAGTAATTTGCGGCAAATGCATAGGTTAATTTTTCCAAGTCATAATTGAGCTGATTAAACGCCCACTGTCTGAAATCGCATGGATATTTAGTGGTCTTATACCACTGAGGTTCAATCCCTCTGTGTGCTTCACCCACACTCTCTTGATACTCAGCATAGATTACTCCAAGCTGTTTGTTTCCATCATACCAATCTTCATGTCCCCCATACAGAACGTCAAGAACTTTATAGAGGTCAGTTGCCGGTGTCCACTGAACAAGACCATGTCCTGCCCCTGCTGATGTAGTACCGCCACCAACTTCAATAAGACCCGGGTTCAGTGTACTTTCACCCTGCATATTTCCAAGGAGTGCCGCAACGCTGTTCACATTCCATCCGAGTTTTTGACGGAAATAATCCCAGATAATTGAAGCGTTACTCTTCATGTCAGCATCGTTAAGATAACCTGCTGAGGTATCAGTAACTATAGTTTTCCATTCCCCTGCTGGGATAACTGGTGGAACAGTACCACCCTGCTGTTTTCCGAGAATATAGAAGAGTAGCATATTGCCATTGTCATTATAATAACTACGCATAATACACCCCACTTTCCAGAAAATTCTTAACTTCATCAATTTCAGATTCATATGCCCCGCTTATAGGTGTGCTACCATTCTCAACCTCATAATAACCTAATCCAAGTGCTGAGAATTTACCGTTTTTGCAATAAGGTCTTCCGTTATCCGCTCTATCTTCATCGACCAATAACATACAGTCAATATAACAATATACATCGGAAGTCAATCCGATAGTTGAACCCTGACCACCTTTTGTAGAAACCTCAGCCGAACCTACAGCCATAGCACTGTCTGCAATTCCCTTTGCAAAGCCGCCAATATCAAGTTTAAACAATGAACCCAATGCGTTGCTTACACCCGATGATACGTTGGAATAATTGGTTTTAATGTCACTAGTTGCAATGGAAACACCGACATTAGAGTACATGATTCCGAGTAGCTCATTTCCACCACCGGTATTTTTAACCAATGCACGACATACTGCATGACCAGTACGGGGGTCTATATCTGCAACTATTTTGATACTTTCCCCATCTCTTATTTTACCGCTGTCAACAGAAAGACAACCAAAAGGAGGAATATATATCCTAATATATCTATATGGTTGACAGTTAAGATAATTACCACGTTCTAACTGTGGATGTGATGTAGGAGTGACAGAGGTTTCTTTTGTTTTCCATAAATCATCATCTAATTTATACAATGTCAGTCCTGTTACATCCCACCAACCGATAGAAATACCAGACATTTGTGTACCGCCAAGTGTGAATGGGAACCATGTTACTGATGTAATATACTGAGCCGGATTGACTGCTATCTGAACCAGATTGTCAGATACTCCCGAGATTCCGTCACCTATCATCCACTTAATATTACCAAATATTGCATTTGCAAAATTCTTAAAGTTTGGGGGATTCATGGCATAATAGTTGCAAAGTCCCTGTTTGTTCACAATACCTACTACATAGGAACCCGCGACGTCAAATCCCTGTTCAATTTGCCATAACGGTTCGCCCTTCACAGTCTGCCTGTTCACCTGTGGCTTTTTAGGATAAAGGGCATCAGCAATACCGCCATCAAAAGAAGTAGAAGACCTTACCACATAGTAGTTATAGTCTTTAATAGTGTCTTTGTAAGTTGCCAGAACATCAACCCGAAGAGAACAAGTCCACATATTATCTTCATTTTTCCAGTCGGTTATCCAATACCATCGTGAAAACGCTTCAATATATGCCATGTTATAGATTGACGGATTAAAAGTTTCCGCTGAATTAGCAATCGTGATAACAGGAGTCAACACCCCTGTTCCCTCTTTGACAACACAATTCAAGGTTCTCCCTGCTTCACCGTCTGGCACATATGTACTGTTTTTCCTCTTTGCAACCCTATATAACTTAACCTCAAAACTCATAACATTTCCCCTTAAAATGTTTCACGTGAAACATTATAACAACGTCCCACGTGAAACAAAAATATCAATCTAACAGGAAAACAACTGCATTTTCCGTGAAGTCATTCCAGTATCGGTCGTTAAAGTGCCACCAAACATTCATGTACTCACCCCTTGCATTGTACGGAGTAGTAGCAGTTCTTGCACCGTAAGTAGTGATTCCTGCCGCTTCTTCATCCATGAGGATTCCGAAAATGTTAGAAGTTGTTGTACCTTTACTGTCTGAGGTAATAACACCAGTAGGAAGCATATATCTGGCTTGCACGTTAATTTCCATAGGAGTCTGTATTGACTGCCAAAAATTTACGCCCTCATAGTTCATCATTTTGAGGTATTGTTCGTTAAACACACTTGAGAAAACAGAACTTTCTACATTATTCATTTCCGGTGTGTAGAGGTACAACCTCTGATTCTGAACAGGTGTGTGACGCATAATATTATGCCCAGTGATATTGATGTGATACTGCAAACTTCTTTCTGTCATAAGACCCGAAATAGTTTTGATTCTGGAAAACGCCCATTTATAAAACGGAACAAAATTTTCCGGTTTCTTCACGGTATTGCTGTCAAGTGCAAGACCTGTCACAGCATTATATTCTGTGACAAGATGAATAACATTGGTAGTATCACCTTTTACTTTGCCGCCAATTAAGTTAGCAATAGTTGCCCTTGCTGTATTTTCATGGCACTGTTCAATCATATCCATGGTATTCTGGACGAGCATTGTATAAAATCTCTCAAACTCTTCTTCATTCTGTAATGCGATATTCAGCTGATCACGGAAAATGGTATAGTGCTTACTGTAGACACACTGCCCGTAAAAATTGCTCTGTAAAATGTCTGGCTTGCTTACAATGTCAGCATCAATACTCTGTCCATCGGTTAAATCATATGAAACATTCTGTTCCCAATCTCTATCACCAATGTTAATCTTTCTAACATGATTTCCCCATTTCATGTTATCTACAAAAAGTCCGGCAAACTTTCTGTTGTATGGACGTATGGAAAAAATAGTACGCGAGATAACCTGTGAAATAGCATTAAGCAAATCATCCGGTGCAATTCCTAACGCTGTGGTAGCGACAGAAACAAAATTATCATTAATAGCACCTATAGCAGTTTTACCTGTAGCCTGTGAAATAATAGCATTTAACGTAGCAATTGAATTAAAATTTCCAATTGACGGCTTTTCAGCGTTAACAGAAGTAGATGAAGCCATATTCTATTACCCCCTTGTCATAATTTCTGGTGGATTAATAATAGCCGCTGTCATTTCATCAACAGTCGGAACGTGATTATCCCCCATAAGATTCTGTGAAATTCCATTCGCTTGAACCGCTCTAGTCAGTGCGTTAATGGAATTAGTCAACTGGTCATTGTTTGGAAACTGCCTGTTCACAATGCTCTGAGTCGGCATCCCACTATAATTCCCCTGCTGAAAAGCATAATCTAACATCTGACTCTGAGCCTGTCCTGCTAATGCCGGACTTGTGAGCTGTCCCTGTAATAATTCCGGCGGTGTGACCATCTGCTGTGCCATGGCTCCCACTGGTACTGGTGGCATTCCCATGTTTGGCTGTGGTGTTACTGCTGGTGCTGGTGCTGGTGCTGGTGCTGGTGCTGGTGCTGGTGCTGGTGCTGGTGCTGGCTGTTGATAGACTGGTGTAGTCTGGCTGTTCATCAGCGACAGAATGTCGGTTTTTGTGAAGCCTGCCCCAGCTAATGCGATAATGTCATTCATTGTCATAGCTTTGTTTCTCCTTTTAATTTTAATTTTTGATTTTGATGAGATAGTCAATGTGTGCAAATCCTGCAATCATTTTTCCGTCTGGCATGGTATACTGTCCAAGTACCCATTTGAGGGTGGAATCGGTGAAGCCATAACCAAAAAATGTACTACCTTTCGGCATGGATGCAATCACATTGCTGTCGTAAGTTGGTGCGTCACGTAACATCAAGTCAAGGTTTTTGGTGTCTACTTTCATTTCTCCATACACATCTGTGTGGGGATGAAGCATATAACCTTTTGTATGTTCCGCTGTTTTTGCAATGATTTCTGCTGATATGTTCAATGCGTACCCCCCTCTTCCATCCGGTCAAGAAGTTTCTGTAATACCAGTGTGTTGTTATTGAGTGCGTCCTGCAATTTGTTGACCTCTTCCTTGTGGGACTGCATCTCCTGATACCATAAGTAGAACGTCACAGCAAGACAAGCTACTGGCACTCCCAGATTTGCGAAAATAGTACTGATTGTATTTAAGTCCATTCGTTCACCTACTTTTCTTTTCGGAACTACGTGCAATCGTGTCATATGTGGGGAAGTCCGATTCGTGAGTTGGACTAACCCTTGCACTACAGTTCCGCTGTATGTCCTTGTGCTACGGACTTTTGTTTTCCCCACACATACAGTGTATTACATATGGAAATAGCTGTCAAGTAGAAATTTGGATTCTATATCCTCAAAATAGATTTTATCTTCGAGATAGTTTATGTTCCATATCCATGCATAGTACCGTTTAAAGGCTTTGATGTTTTTCTCATTTATTCCCGTGAATGTTCGGATTGGTGTACCCTGTTTGTGTTTGCAGACATAAAGTATGTCTGAGGACTTATGTTCGTAGATAGCAATTTCCTCAAAGAATACCAGTGGAAGATACTCTGAGAGGTTCTGAGTTCTTACGTCTGAGTAATCCGTATCGTAGAACTCATTTCCAAGAGCCATCTGAGAAAAGCCGCTGTGTTCGCCTACCATCTTATAGAGTGCTGTTTCTTTCTTGGCTTGTGAGATAGGACTGTTGCACAAGTTGTAGAGTGCTATTCCTCTTGACTTGAGGAAAGCTGTTTCCTGTCGTTTCCGTGACATATCCGCAACTTTGCGGATTAGTCCCAGACTTGCGAACAGCTCACAACCAACGTTATCCGAGTTCGAGAAACATAACACCTGTAGCGGCGGCAGTCCTTTAAACTCTCTGTTTCGGTTCATGGTTTCGTAACCATGCAGGAATGATTCTGCGATGCCGCGTGGGACACGTTCGCCTTTTTGAGGAATGAATTCGTCCCATATCCATAAGGAAACATCCTCTGCTGAGAAACCACGTAGGTTGGACAGTGTTGTGATAGCAGAGCCATAACCTATGGGTTTTCCAACTGGTGTTGCCTTGCCATCTTCATCTTCTTCCGTGTGATAGAATCCTGCAATATTATTAATAGGATATGGCTGTATGTTATAGCCAAGGTCGTCATTAATAGGTTTAAATGGTGACAGTTCTTTATTCTTGATTTTGTCAAGCTGTGTCTGTTTCGTTCTTGAATACATAATGGTCTTGTGTTCTTCCAAGGCATATTTCAGACCGCCATATGTCTTTCCTGTACCTCTGCCGCCCCAGATAAAATTAAAAGGATAGCCATTATCGACTATCCTCTTAATGTTCAAGTATCCTTGTGGTGTGTACAGTTCGGATTTTTTCTTACTTGACATATTTTGCCGTGATATATTCACGGTTGTTCTTGCTACGTTCAGCAACTACTTCGATGCATACATCTGTTACACCGCATCTGTTTGCAAGTTCCATGATACGGTCAAAGGTACGTACAAACGCCGCTGATGTAGTGGCGAATACCTGACCCTCTGTTGTTGATACAGTAAGAACTTTTACTGTTTCACCCTGTGCGTTGTCCTCTTCATAAAGACAATACTTGTCAATGTGTACCTGTTCACCTTTAAGGTCGGCACCACGTAACCTATCTGGTGACTCAAACATATCATAGGATAAATCCATTGTCCACTCATTGTCTGCAATATTTGTTTTAATAATATTCATGTTATTTTCTCCTTTTCATGTTTCATGTTTCACGTGAAACGTAACAACTATATATGAGGAGTTCCAGTTTCAATGTTTCACGTGAAACGTTGTATAGTTAGTGATTAGAATAGCGAATCGAAAGCGTTTAATATGTTATTGGTGTAGTCCTCTACTGGTTTTACATCTTCGGTGGTTCTGTTGACACACCACCAGATACTTCGAGTTCTGCAATTGCCGCCTTGATAAAGTTTTCATCTGACAGGTGGTAAGTACAGAATTTGGTTTCTGTGGTGATGTTTTCCACAGTTGCACCAGACGGGATAAGTACCTCATCTTTCTTCATGTCGTTGTACATCTTGGTCTGTGTCCATGACGTACCAACAAATTCTCTTGTTGCTGTTTTGATTTCATCTGAACCCTGTTCCTTATAGTACAGAGTCATCACTGTAGTTGTGATAGTTCTAACCAACTTTCTCACTCTTTTCTTATTATATTGTCGTTTCGGTGTACTTCTTAAGTACGATATTATAATAGCATAATATTTTTTGGTTTTCAATAATTTTTTCAAATTGGTTGTTGACATTCAACAAGAAGTGTGGTATTATATACTTGTAACAGGGAAGACTTCATATTAGAAAGGAGTATAAAATGGATAGAATGAAAGAAGCAGTTAAAACGATACTTGAAAAGTTACATGATACCGGAGAATGTCACAATATGGATATTTTTATCAATTCATCTGTATTGCTGAGTGCGTCCGGCAAGAAGCAGTATTTTAAAGCGGATAATGCTATTCAAGCAAATTGTTTGGTGCTGTATCTAATCTCTGATGGTAGACCTGTGGTAACAATACTAGAGGATAATATAAGAAGTATATGTGTATTTACTAAGGATGGTAAAAAATGAGTCTACTGATATTGGGTTTTATCGTGGGTTATATGGTAGGAATGATAATGTTTGGTTTAGATGAGAGGAGAAAGAAATGAAAACTGTGAGTATTAACTTTGACGAACAGATATTAAGAAATCTTGATTCCCTAGCTGAAAAGTTAGGGACTTCAAGAAGTAACACATTAATGATTGTCTTGAGGGAGAACGTTATACTCTCTCTCTTAGATAAGGAGTGTGGAAAGTATGGCAAAGAAATCTGCAAGTAGAGTACAACTGGAAGTCAAGTACAGAGAGTTAAGAAAGAAACTGGTGGGACAGATTGAGAAAGTATCAAAAAGTGCTTACTCTAAAGATGTAGAGAAAGCTAAAGCATATATTGAGCCAAGAATACCCACTGTATCTAAAATCAAGACTAAACGTAACTTGGAAATGGCAATCCGTGAAGCAGAGGCGGCATTGAAGAATAAGACTTTTGTTATTGCCGAGAAAAAACGGGCAAGAAAGAAAGCTGTTGAACTGCTGAATGAAACTTTCGGGACTGACTACTTCAAGAACTATAGACAGGCATCCAAATTCTATGAGTTCATGGAAAAAGTGAGGGAGCATTCACAAGACATCATATATGACAGCGACAAGGCGGCAGATATTTTTCTCGAACATAGTAGTGAATCAGCGGAAAAAATTATAGAGAGATATAGAGAGTATGAATCAGAGTTTCGTAAAAGAAGTCCAAAAAGAGTGTCTTTCTGATATTATCAGAAGTATTCCGATTGCCAGAAACTACAACAGGAGAAAGAAAGTTGACAAGACATTGTTTCGCAACTGTATGTGTGCTTTTGACATCGAGACTACATATCTGGATGAAATTGAACAGAGCATTATGTACATCTGGCAATTCTCCGTGATGGACTTGCGAACAGAGAATATCTGGTACTGTTTCGGTAGGACATGGGAAGAGTTTATCGAACTGTTGAATAGCTTCTATCGTGACGGTATTACCGTGATGATTTGGGTACATAACTTGAGTTATGAATTCCAGTTTATGCGGCACTGGTTGCCTTTTAGGAAAGACAAGATATTTGCTCTCAAGTCGAGAAAGGTTGTAAGAGCGGATATTGACGGAGCACAGTTTAGGTGTTCTTATATACAGACTAACAAAAGTCTGGACACATTCACTAAAGACATGGGTGTGGAACATCAAAAACTTAGTGGGATTGAGTATGATTATTCCAAAAAGCGTTATCCATGGACTGAAATGACACAAGATGAATTACATTATTGCTGTAATGACGTTGTTGGTCTATTAGAAGCTATGAAAGTTAGAATGGATATGGAACATGACACGTTGTATTCCATTCCACTTACTTCTACAGGGTATGTCAGACGGCTTGCTAAGAACGCTATGAAATCATACAACTATAATCAGCTTCATGCTATGATGTGTAATACCGATGTGTACAGACTGTTAAGACTTGAGTTCCGTGGTGGCGACACACACGCTAACAGGTATCATGTTAATCAGATACTTGAGAATGTAGCAAGTTTTGATAGGGCAAGCAGTTATCCAGACGTTATGCTTAATTACAGGTTTCCTATGAGTGCATTTACGCATAGGATGATAACTGATATAGAAGAACTTGAGCGGAAGTGCAAAATCAGAGATTGTTGTTTCATTGCTGTGTTTACTATCACGAATTTACAACAGAGGGATATATACTATGGGGCACCGTATCTCAGTCTTGACAAAGCTGTCGAGATACATGGTCAAGTTGTTGATAATGGTAGGGTACTGAGTGCTGACAAGGCTGTGTATGTGTTCAATGATATTGATTGGAAGATAGTCAAGAGTGAGTATGTCGGGGAAGTCGAGATAAGTCAAGTATATATTGCCAAGTATGGTTATTTGCCACAGGCATTTAGAAATTTGGTCATTGACTTGTTTCACAAGAAAACATCACTCAAGAATGTTGACGGTCAAGAGTTGAACTATATGAGGAGTAAGGAATTAATCAACTCACTATATGGGATGTGTGCACAGAACCCCGTTAAGCCGGATGTGATATACATGGATGAACCCGAACAGGCTTTTAAGTTGGAAGAGATTACGGACATAGGAGAAAAACTTGAGAAATACAACAAGAAAGCATTTTTGTTATATGCGTGGGGTTGTTGGGTGACTGCGTGGGCAAGGCTAAAGTTAAAGGAAATGATAAACATTGTGGGAGATAATTTTGTATATTGTGATACTGACTCAGTCAAGTTTCTTGTTCGTAATGATTATGATAGAATTATTCAGAAGATAGAAGAGTATAACAAGGGACTGAGAGAACTCAGTATTTCCAATAAGGGATTTGCTGATGATAAAAAAGGCATTACACACTATTTAGGTGTATATGAATATGAAGAAACATATAAACAGTTTAAGACGTTAGGAGCAAAGAAGTATGCATATGTTAGAGAAGATGGACAGTTTAAAATTACGATTGCAGGAGTCCCCAAGAAAGCAGGGGCAAGAGAAATGGAAAGAATCGAGAACTTCAATGTTGGTTTCATATTCCGTAATACGGGTAAGTTGGAATCAGTCTACAATGACAGTGATTATGGAACTTACTATACGGATGAAGAACCAGAACATAGAGTTGAAATTCGTTCAAATATTGTGCTACGAGAATCAACGTATGAAATCGGTCTTTCAGCTGAGTATATGTACATTTTGGCATCTGTTGGAAATTGGAATGAATTTTTAGAGAGTGAGAGGTTGAAAAGATATGAACTTACGAGTTTACAACGCTAAAGATAAACTGAGAGAAACTATTGACGCAATGAGTTGTGTATGGACTAAAAAAGAATTGGATAGACTGTTTGCAGATGCAATTCAAGAACTTCTTGAGTATCAGTCAGAATTAAGGAAAGAAATGAGATATGATAAACTAAGTGAATCGGAGGGTAAAGCTATTCTTAATTCTGTATATGGTATTCGTAATATGAAATGATAATAAGAGGATGGCTTTTGGCTGTCCTCTTTTTTGAGTGAGTAGTTAGTTGAGACTAACTTTTGTTCCCTGCGAGCGGAGCGAGCGGTAAGCGA